GTTTCTACTCCGTGTAAGTAGCTCATAGCTTTTATTTTTTTTAGTTATTATGAAAATAAGCGGCATCAATGCCCGTAATTTTATTGTTGTATTTAATTGCTATCCGCACGCTGCCAACTGTATCGGTTGGCATAAACAATACTTGCTTCACATTTACGCGAGGCTCGTAAGTGTTTATTTGGTTAGTTATTTCGAGTGCCATAGCCATTTTATCTAAACTCTTATCGAGCAGCAAGTGCGAGCCAACGCCCATGCTCGGCAAAAAAGGCACATCGCCTTTATTGGTAAGCAATATGGTGCGTATGCACTGCGCAATACTTTCATCATTCTGTGCCGCTAAAATTATATTCATGCTGCTCTAAGGTTAAATCTAATTCGGTTGGTGCAGGGTACTCGCTTTCTGCTCCTTTTACCAAAATGCTTTTAAATCCTAATTTAATGCCATACTGCCAAACACCGTTATGCTCACCAAGCATATCTTCTTGCACAAACTGTATGCCGCTTGTGGCATTGGTTAGCCTTTCGCCATACAAGGCATTGCGAAGCTCGGTAGTGGTGTAGTATAAGCCTTGCGCTCCTGCCTCTTTGCCGCGCAAACGCCTAAACACCAGTATTAACTCCATCTGCACATCGCTCGGTTGAAACACTTGCTCAGCATCGCCCTCGCTGTATTTTGTACGTTCGTAACGCACCAGCACTTCGCCCACTTGGTGTTTTAAAAAATATTGCTCCGGTCGCTCGGGATAAGGCAACACTCCACACCACGGAGTGGCTGCGGAAATGGCATTTATCAATTCTTGCTCCCAAACTTCTTGCATATCTTTTATTTAGCTTCTTGTGTTTCTCCAATTACATACTGCAAGCCTTTAAGCGTTGCCACCAACCAACTCACCGCAATGCCTGCCAGCACCTTCCATTTATCGCTAAGTACATCGGCAGGTATTGCCGCTACTGCACTTCCTGTTGCAGGCACTATAATCAATATCATGGCGTTTACAAACCTTGTGTAATACCACTTTGCACTTCGTTTATTCATCTCTTACCAATGCGTAGATTATGTAAACTTTAAAATACGTGCCGGAAGGTACTTCCCAAACAGCCTCCCCGTCTGATAAATACAGGGGTCCTTTCCTGTAAGAAATATCAATACCATTTTCTAGTCGTTCAAACACAAAATTAGGTTCGTCCACATTCAGGGGAGATGAAAAGCAGATGACCCCACGCCCTATTGATACAGTATCTCCGGTAACGAGCGCCATATAACCAACTGTATCGGTCACTCCACCAATTCTCACCCCATATACAGAGAAAACATCATAATGAAAGCCATAGGGAGCAGTGTCTAGTGCCAAAACATAACCTGTGTAATCCGACCAGTTAGCTATTTGCGCACTATCCACAGTTACCATTTTGGAGTAGATTTTAATGGCGGCAGTATCTGCATTTGCATTTGCATTTAGCTTCTTTTTGCCAACTATGCCGTTGTTTATAGTTAGCACACTATCGCTGCCGCTTACAGGCAGCTTGCTAAGCTCCAAGTGGTTCTCTACGCGCACGCCTTTAAACCGTATGGTATCGGGGTAGTAGTATTTATAGGGTTTCATGTTGTAGTAAAACTGCGCAGATGCTTGCATTGCGCACACTACACACACTATTAAGTACAATGCCTTTTTCATG